AAATGCCGGTGCATGATCCGTCATCAGAATCCTTTGATTGGGAAACTATCTTTGAAAGCAGTGATCGCTGTGGTGAGACTGTAGCGCGGACATGTCTATTTGGTCAGAGACGGACATCTCAATTTAGCTACTGCAATATGAGTGCGCATAATGTACGACTCGTTATGTTGAAAAGGCCGCTGCGAAAATCGAATCCCGCAGCGGCCTCTTTAGCATAACGTCATTGTGCGAACCAATAATTATCCCTCTATTATATTTTCCCTTTCCAATACCTCACGAATTTGTTGGAATACAGCACTTATATTCCCTTTAGGGAATCTTATTTGCCCTAATCCATTTATGTTGGAGAACTCTTCACATCCGTCTTCAAGAAGAATGATTGCCCGTTCAAAGCCCAGCTTACCTTGAAAAAGTCCTGCTTCATGTATGACATTCATTCTTGCTTGGACTTTTCCTTCTTGAGTTTCATCTTCGGCAGTCATCAAAATAAAGGCAAATGCAGCCTGCTCTAACATTTGATTAAGCCTTGTTATGTTTGTCACCCCGGCAATTGATACTCTATTAAATTCATCATAGGGTTGATGCAATTTATCTTTTATGAAATCTTTAAGTTCAAGCCAAAGCTTTGATTTCCCATGACCAATAAATATATTTATTCCCGCATCTTTTTCACGCATCATCTTCCCCTCTAAGTTATTGATATGCTTGTATAATTTATCAATAAGTTTTTGTAGTTCATTACAAGATGAGTATGCACCCATAACTTCTGCAACTCGAACCCTGAGATTAATGTGTGGTGGTACTCGTATTCCTTCTTGTAATGCCATGTTATCAGAGCTGGTTACTTGTTTTGGAAGGAAAAGTGACAGAATTTGTTTTTCGGATAAGATTTTGCTGTTTTCAATTTTAGATACTAAGTCTTCTAAAAATTTATCTTCAGGTGGAAGGCTTTTTTTCTGTGCATAATATAATGATAAAGCGTCACTTTTTAAATCGTTAAATATTGAATTTACCTCATTTGCTTTTTTAATCTCTTCCAATAAATCTTCTTTAGTTAAGTCACACTTATTTAATATATAATCAGTTATTTGTTCTGGATCATATTCTACCCAATCACCTATACTTTTCATTCCCTCGGTTAAATATCCACCCATATTTTGAAATGGGCTGTTAAATCCCCAATCCTTGTTAAACACCGCCCCAGTCGGAGGTTTTTGCAGGCCATTGTAATAGACCCTTGATTGATAGCCTATAAATGAACCTGACCAAGATTCATCTAGTTTACTGGTTAACGTTAAAACTGATGAAAGTTTGCTCACATCATAGTTACTTAGCTTCTTTAACTTATCCATTAAATCAAGGTATTGATTTGCGCTCACTGTGTAATCTCCAAGCCTAAAATTTGCACAATTTAAAACGTGCAGTGTAGGTAATACTGCACGTTTGTACCATTCGTGGTACTTAATCCTTTTGTTTGGAAGACATGAGATCTTCTGCTGCATCTTTAGAGTAGTTATCAATCAGATAACCTAAAATCTCTGTCCATGTAATTGTTTTTCCTAGTTTTACACTGGCGTTTATAGCCAGTCGTTCTAGTTTCATTTTTCTTTCTTCCGTCACGTTATAAGTCGTGCGCTTTGCCATTTTTTACGCTCGTTCAATGCAATATTTGAAGTGAGTATACATGCTCATGAACTCATATCATCCAATCCTCTTGAACTCACTAGCTCACTGGTGTAATGTTAAAACACTAATGAACTACTGAACTCATGTGTTAGTAAGTCGTCATTTTTGCAATTTTGAGGATTTATTTGTGATCGATTGGCTTACCGGGATTTTCCCTTGCACACACAAACCGCTTCCGGCGGGGAGTGTTGTCAGCGTTGATGCTGACGGTGCAATTGAGTGGGAAACCGTTAAGCGACTCACTGTTCGCGGTTCGCATGAAGCAACGATGAAAGTACGATCGATAGGATCTAATGGCGAAGGTAAAGCGACACATTTGTACATTGATGGTAATCCGTCCAAGTTTTTGCAGGGACATTCTGTTGTTGGGTCGGATGATATACAAGGGCTCATGTTGACGGCCTATGCCAGGATTTTATCCTTATTGAATATTCCTCATGATTTAGCGTCTTATAAAGCCGTTATGGCCGGTCAGTATAAAATTTCTCGTGTTGACATTAATTACATGTATTCATTATCTACGCTGGAAAATGTCAGATCATGGCTTTATGCCGCCGAATTTAAAGCTAAAACACGCCATGGTCGCGCATGTGGGAAAGGCGGTACAGTTTATTTAGGTAAAAACTCCCGTCGATGGAGTCTGAAATTTTATTCAAAATATGATGAACATGTTTCGGGTAAAAAAGGGCACCAGATAGCCGAAGAGTTTGTACGAGCCGGGTTACTGGACTGGACGAAAGATAAATTACGTATTGAATTAACATTAAGAACAACTGAGCTTATTGATTTAAATTTAACGCTTGGCGCTAACTGGAATATGAAAACACCACGTAAATTATTCTCTGAATATGTAGGGAGAATAGAAATGAATCAGAATGCTATTTTAAGTGATGAAAAAATAACGAAACTGCCAAGAAAAATACAGTCAACTTATTTACTTTGGAAACAAGGGGCTAACATGAAAGAAATGTTACCTCATAACACTTTTTATCGCCATAGAAGAGAGTTGCTTTCGTTCGGTATCGATATTAATTTCTATTGTGATTCACCAGACTCTAATAACGTTGTTCCGCTAATAAGAACGCTGGAAGCCAAGCCAGCGGAAATCCCCTTATGGATTTATGAGAAAGGTTTTATTTTCGATTACAACCGTATTTCGCACGCCAGTAGCTGGCATTAAAGGAAAGTAATATGTCTAATTATGGTCTTTTCGTTAAGGGTAAAATGTTGGGAGCCCGCCAACGTAATAAAGTTAATGGTCAGGGCTATTATAATGAAATTGGTATTGGTCTTGAAATACCTGATGGTTTTGGTGGTACAAAGCAGGATCAAATTATTATTCGAGTTTCTCAAGCTCTCGTTAATGCAGGTCTAATGAACCAGGCGAATGCTTTCATTGGGAAATTAGTTCAAATTCCTGTCTATGTCCGTGCATGGTCAATGGAGGGCAGGGAAGGTGTAACTTATAATGTTTCTTCCGATGGTGGCATCGCAGAGATCAAAGGTTAAATATGGACGATGTTATTCAAATTTTGATAGCGTCTGGCATTGTTATTTCTTTTGGCCTCGGCGCTATTACTGCGGGGGTTTTTCGATAATGTATATTGTTTATTTCTTTGGGGCTTACACCTTTGGTTTTGCCCTTTTCTATGCGGTCGGTTCATTTAAATCATTTTCTGACCGATTAATGTAACCTTAATGGAGTTATTTCTATGAAAATTCTGTCTACTGTTAAATCTAAAGTTGCTCTGGCTTCAACTGCGCTTTTTGTTTCTGCAAGTTCTTTTGCGGCTGAAGGCGCTACAGGCGGTACTGATTATGCAGGTCAGGCAATGGATGCATTACTGACTCAGGCAAATGATCTCATTGGTAAAGTATGGCCTGTTGTTGTGGCTGTGGTTGGCGCTGGGCTTGCTATTCGTATTTTCAAAAAATTCTCTTCAAAAGCGGTTTAAATTTCACTCAGGGGCACTCGTTGCCCCTTTATTAAAGCGGGTTACTATGAAAAGGAAAATATTAATTCTTTCCGCTGTCCTCATTTCTCCTTTTTCACATGCTGATTCATGGGAAAGCATTACTAAATCTACTTATCAAAGCTCTGCCTACGCTGAAAGTAAGCAAATAACCAATCAGGATGGCTCTAAGACAACGGTTTACTATATTGATGCTGCTATGCAGGCCTCCGCTTGTCAGGGTGCTAAATCCAGTGCTCAGAGTGTATTTACTCAGGTTAAACTAACTTATGAGGGTATCTGGCCTGATTCTGAATTCCGTCTTGTTTTTACTGGTGATTGTACTTACAGCGATTCACCAGGGCAGAAGGATAAATATTGGTCTTTAACGGCTTATATTGTTGGTGATATTCAGCGTTCTGTTCCTGATGCAAAACCTACTGACCCGACACCAGAAGAAATTTGCGAAGCGAAGCCGCCAGAAGAAGGTGTATTTAATAATGTCGATTCATATGATGGTGGTCGCTATATCTACTATAACGGCTGTGAATATGAGGCTACTGGTGTCATTGTTTGTCAGAATGATGGTACTGTTTGTGCTGCTACATGGAAGCCTACAGGGAGCGTAGCAGATCCATCTGATAAACCTTCAACTCCTCAAAATGGCGGTGGTGAATCTGGCGGTGGTGAATCTGGCGGCGGTGAATCCGGTGGCGGTAGTTCTGGCGGTGGTTCCAGTGGTTCCAGTCTTTCTAAAGGTGATATTCAGACTGCTATCGAAGGTGCTTCACCCAAAATAGCCAGCGATATTCATGATAAATTAACAGAGAAAGATACATCCTCAGATGATAAAAAATATGCTGATGAACAGACAAATAATAATATATTACGTCTGGATGATTCCTTAAATAACCTTACCCGTGGAGCGGGGCGTTTTGCTGACCCTTCTGGCGGTGATTCACGCTATGGAAAGGGCGATTCTGAACTAGATTCTGCTTCAACTTTGGCAGATTCCGAATTAGGGATAGCAAAAGATTCGCATGGTGCTTTATGGGAAGCATTTTTAAATAAAGATGCTATGCTTCCTAACTTACCCAATGGTAACGGCTGCTCTGATTTTATTATTTTCCCCGGGGAGGTTTATCAGATTGATATTGGTTGCGATAAATTACTGACTATTAAAGATGTTCTTTCATGGGTTTTTTATTGCCTTACGTTCTGGTATGTCTTTACTTCTTTAACTTCATTGCTTCGTAAAGGGGGTGAGTGATGCCTTTATTGTTAGGTATTCCTGCATTGTTGCGTTTTCTCATTGGTCTTGTCCCTTTGTTTATTGGCTATGTGGCGAGTTTTTTAGCTCGACTTGCTACCAAAACAGGATTAATCGCCTTTGCATTGGTCGCACTAATTACAACAACTGTTACGCTTTTAATGCAGTACCTTGCTGAGGTCATGTATAACGGTTTACCTGCTGATTTCTCTCATTTAATGGCATCTGTATTACCTGACCATTTTCAGGCGTGTGTTAACGTTATTATGGTTACTCGTATCAGTGTTTTTGTTTTCGATTTAAAACAAAAATTCCTTGATTATGCAAACAGGGTGATTTAAATGGCGGTTCATGTAGTAACAGGCAAATTAGGCTCAGGTAAGACACTTGTTAGTGTTTCCCGAATACAGGAAAGACTTGCTAAGGGTTGTCCTGTTGCCACTAATCTTGATCTTAAATTGCATAATATGCCTATGGTTGGTCGTTATGCGAAAAAAACGCGCGTTATTCGCGTTCCTGATAAGCCTTCATTAAATGATTTACTGGCTATTGGTATTGGGAATACATCTTACGATGAATCCCGCAATGGCCTTCTGGTACTTGATGAATGTGGTACTTGGTTTAATTCCCGTTCATGGGGTGATAAAGACAGACAACCTGTTATTGACTGGTTTTTACATGCCCGTAAATTAGGCTGGGATATTATATTTTTGATTCAGGATATTTCGATAATGGATAAGCAAGCTCGTCTGGCGCTTGCTGAACATGTTGTTTATTGCCGACGTTCAGATAAATTAAATATCCCTTTTATTGGCTCCATTATGAATTTGGTTTCAGGGGCGCGATTTTCTTTACCAAAAGTACACTTTGGTATTGTTAAGTATGGTGACAATATTAACTCAATCACTGTTGATAAGTGGATATATACCGGAAAATCTCTTTATTCTGCTTACAATACCAAACAAGCGTTCACAGATAATTATCCTCATGGCGCATTTTCGCTTTTGCCTCCATTTATCACACACGGTCAATTTTCTGTTCATAGGGGATTTAATTATTATATGCGCCTCACTAAAATTTATTTCCGTAAATCGAATCGTCTTATATTAATGCTTTCTTTTCTGGTGCTGGGACTTGGTCTTGGTTTCTGGTTCCAGTCTGGAAAGAATGTTGATGAAATCACAGCTATTAAATCTTCTTATGCTGAACAGGCGAGGGCGGTAACGCCTGATTCGTCCAGTGATTTACCCCGACTTTCTATTAATTCTTTTTCACAACTTGGTTTTGACGTTTCTGTTACATTTATTGATGCTAAAGGTATGAAATATCAGTATTTTGATTTAATTAAAGATGGTTATTCCGTTGATATTAAAGATGCCTGTCGTATTTTTATCAGAAAAGGCCGTTATTTACAGACCGTTACCTGTCAGGAGTAATATTATTATGCGCTCTTTTATTATTGCTTTTTTATTTACCTGTTCATTCTGCGTTTCTGCTGAAACTGTTAATTTAAATAATTCGTCTGTTCGCTCATTTGTTCAGTGGTATTCGTCAAAAACTGGCAAGCCTGTTATTGTTAATCCTGATGTTAAAGGGAACGTAACCGTATTTAATGCTGATGTTAACCCAACAAATATTGATGATTTCTTTAAGTCTGTTCTCAATGCTAACGGGTTTGTTATGCTTTCCGGTAATCCTGCGGTTGTCTCTTTGCCGTCTAAATTACCGTCACAAATGGCTTCTGACTCCGGCGACTCTGATAATCAGTCTTATGATTCTTTTCCTTCTGAGCCATCTTACCAGCCAGTACCTGTGGCGCTTACGGTCAGAAATTTTAAGCTGACAAAAGTTAGATCGTCCGATGTTCAGCAACTGATTAAAATTTATCTTGATTCTAATGGTGGTGGTAATGTCGTGGATTATCCAGGCAATAACTCGCTGATTGTTTCTGCGCCTGACGAGCTGCTGCCGGTTCTGTCCGATTTTATCAATTCTGTGGATGTTGCCCGCGATCAGGTTCTCATTCAGTCGCTGATGTTTGAAACCAGCTTGTCTGATGGCGTTGATTTATCGTTTGCGGCAGGTTCTGCATCCGGTCATAAGGTTGCGGGGGGCTTTAATACTTCTGCACTGGGTAGCGCTCTTTCTACGGCGGGCGGTTCTTTTGGTATTTTTGATGGTAACGTGTTGGCGCTGTCTCTGCGTGCTGTCCAGAGTAATTCACGCTCTAAGGTGATTTCAACGCCGCGTATTCTTACTCAGTCTGGTCAGACTGGTTACATTTCCGTAGGTAAGAATGTGCCGTTTATCACCGGAAAGGTAACGGGCGAATCTGCCGGCGTAAATAATCCGTTTCAGACTATCGAGCGTCATGATGTTGGCGTTTCTCTCAAGGTAACGCCTGTTGTCATGGGTAACGGGCAACTAGTTCTGACTATCGACACTCGCGCTGATTCAATCAGCAATGATGATCAGGCATCCGATATTATTACTAATCAGCGCCAGATTCAGACGACAGTCCAGATTAAGGATGGTCAGACGTTGTTATTGGGGGGGCTTATCGATTCATCGTTCAGCAATGCCGAGCGTTCAGTTCCAGTTATAAGTAAAATTCCTCTTATAGGCTGGATGTTCAGTAGCAAGGCAGACAGCAATGAACAGCGTATTATGTATATTTTGCTTACAGCACATATCATTCGTCCACTTTGATGGATAGCGGGTAGGTGCGTGAGCCCTGCTCGCTATCCATCAAATGGACATTATTGATTGGGGTAACTAATGGATTCTTATGGGATTTTATCTGCTCTGGCAGAACGAACGATTACAGCGGAAGAAGCAAAAACAATGACACTTGCAGCCAGAAGTTCTTCGGCTCAGGTAAATGAAGCATCACTTGCTCTGTTACTGATTGATAATACTCTGGATGCGATCAAAGCAGCTGCCAGTGAAGGGAAAGGATACACTCTACTTCCTTCTTATGAGATTTCTGTAAAAGCCATTGATTTAGCAGAAGAATTTTTAAGGAAACAATGCGGCTATGTTATTGATAACCAGAATGGCGTAAGGACGGTCTATTGGTTTATATGATAACCCCGGACAGTGACAAAACTTGCTTTTGTTAGTGTCAGGGGTTGGCCAAGCCGAACAATTCTGTTTTTTTAGCGTTATTGCTGATTCGGCGCGGCAGCATTACGAGGAGATAAAATGCAATTTTTCACATCCAGCGATACTGTAATGTTATGTGCGAAGACCTGCGATCGCTGTGGTCGCCATGCGAAGACGGTGGTAGATGACATTGAGTTCAATGAGTTTCTGTCTGTTAATCACTTAGCTGGATACGGTTCAATTTTTGGTGACAGTAATCGCTTAAAACTAGATTTATGCCAACATTGCCTGAAAGACGTCCTGGGCCAGTGGATTACGGTCTGTGACCAATGACCGCACCGGTAACGCCAGTTCCCGCCATCCTTACCATTGGTGCGCATAATGTATATTATGTTAAATTGAGTGTATGTGCGTAAGCAAACCT